TTATTTGAGAAACTCCATCAACATATCCTAGTCTCCCTGTTTCCTCTAAATCATGTAATTGTAACTGAATGGAACTAACAAATTCACTTATGTTTAAAGCATCTTTACATTCTTCATTTAAGTACACTTGTATGTTAAATGTTTTATTATTACTATTATTATTAATACTATTGTTAGTTACCGTTTTTTCCTTTGACAATTCTATAAGTGATTTTTGTAGCTCTTGATTTTGTTTAAGAAGTTCGATAACAAAAGTTGTATCAATTTGTGGTTGTGGTTGAATTTGAAGTTGTTGTTGAGGCTTATTTAAGCACAGTTTCACATGTTTACATAGGCTTGATTTATGGTTATATGATTTATCACAATATGAGCATTTATGATGCTGAACTATTTGTGGTTCCGCGTTAGCATTTATTAGTCGTTGGTGCTTTAGGGTTGTAATGTGTCTATCATATTGACTTTGTCGTGACGTTGAATAGTCACAAGATTTACAATAGATATTATTGGAACTTTTTTGATAGCCTAATTTAGCCTTTAAGACATCTATAAGATTTTTTTCTATTTTATCTGGAGTTTCTGAAATAATAGGGCATAAATTTACTTGGTTTGGTATTAATTTAGTACTATTAATACTCGCATTTAATGATGTAAAATGCTCTTGTTCCTTCTGTAAAGCTTCTAAATGATTTTTACAGTTGTACAATTTTAAAATTGTCATGTCCCAATTAGACCAATTACCATGTTCTCTTATTGTTTTATATAATTTTAAATTATAGTACGGTGATTTTATATTATTGCAAGCATATTTATGTGTATGTTTTCTTTGAACAAAATTTGTTGTATGACCTACATGTATATAGGTCACAGATTGGTCTTTACATGAAATTTTATAAATAATAGTATTTGAATAATCAATCTCAACTCTTGGCATAATTATTTATATATATTGTTTCTAAATAAATAATCTTAAAAAATCTTTTATTCTATTTAAAAAATCTTAAAAAAGGTTCCGGACATTTTTGAAGAAAAATGGAATAAAAATTATGCTCACACATTTTTTCACACATTTTTTCAAATTTTAGAGCATTATGCTCACAAGTCATTTTTTAAGGGTGCTTTTTCAAAGCTCCTATTGGTTTCTTAAAATGGACATTTATAAATGTCCAAAATCAAAAACCAAAAGTAGAATTTACTTTTTCTTTGTTACCAGAAAAAATCAGTAAAAAAAGAATGATAAATATGACATGATACATGGTCACGATACAGAAATTCTAATTTAGAGCATAAAATCACCGAATTATAGTCGCCGAATATAAAATGTTATCATTAATTCTGAAGTCCATAAATCCTTCAATTTTATATCGTTAGATTGCGGCAATGACAATCCATTTTCTCCTTCTGGCTGCCCAACTAGAACAAATTCAAACGCATCTGGTTCCATATCAAAATCAATCGCTACAAGTGGCTTCAAAGCATCTCTGAACTGGTTCAATGTCCAATCAAGATAGATCAAATAAGTTTTTCTATTGGTAGTCCATGCTTCTTTAAAATATACATAGACAGGGGGAATAGTTAGATAGTTGTTGTTGTTTGATGACATTTTTGATATAATATGATTTTATATTCTATCAAAAGTATATTTCAATTTTTTACTTCTTTCACTTCTTTAAGTACCTTTATTATATATATATAATTTCTTTAAGTTGTTAGTTTGCCTTCGTAAACAGGTATAAATATTGATATTCATACTGACAATGAATTAAATCTATTATTCCTTCTACAACAAATCCAGCTCCTTGCGCTTCATCTACTATTTCTTTCAAGTCAGGCATGTACATAGTATGCTCTTGCTTTCTAACTTTGCCATCCTTGTCATTTTTAAATTTTTCAGTAAATTTAGCAATATTATTTTGCTCATCTAAATCAAATTCCGCATTATAAGCAAAGTCACTAAACTTGACCTTTGTTTGTGTAATTCGCTTTTTCGCATATTTTTGTGGCGACACATACATTAGTGGATTCCCTGGAGGCAAAATTGGATCAAATTTTACTCTGTCTACTAAATGAACAATTAAATATCCTCCTGGCATTAACCAGTTTGAACAATTTTGAAAAAACATTGCTTTATCTTGAATGTAATATATTGTAAAATACATACACAAAATATGCGTAAATGTGTTGGCAGCAAATATTTGACTGTTTGTCGCATCTCCTACTTCAAATTTATAATCAGGATAACTTTCCTTTGCTTTTTTTATCATAGATGGTGATATATCTATACCAATTACATCAATACTGCGACCTGATAATTCAGCTACATGATGACCTGTACCGCAACCAACATCTAAAATCTTACTTTGACTAGAGGCACTAGTTTTATTCATGATTTCACCGACTTCATATTCATCTTTTAAATTATTAAATACTAAATAATCGTAAATGTCTGCGTAAAAATCATCATAAACTTCCGATCCAGACTTAAATAAGAATTGTTCATTTTGTTCAAATCCTTCTATTCTTCCTGATTTTAATCCTTTAAATACCATTATTAATATCATAAGTAGAACAGTAAATATGATTATCTTTCCCCATGAAGAACATTTTGAATAACTAGATGTTATCCCTTTAAATTGTTTAGAAATGCTGCTAAAAAAATTGGTCATCTATTATATATTAATAAGTTTAAAATTTTGATATATAATTTTAAATTTATAGTTTATAATCTATTCTTTTTTTAAATGTTAATATTATACTCTTAAATGGATGATAGTGAAATTAACGATATTAGGGATCCTAAGGTTTTCAGAGGCATTACTTTTTCTGAATTCAAAAAAACAGATGCTAAAAATGAATTAATCAATAATTTATATAATTCTAAAATTGAACCTGTTTGTTATTGGAGCGCCGAATTTATTTGTGCGGGGCATTATTCTGATTTATGGGATATTATTATTGGATTTTATACAAAACATATTCATATTGGTAATCCTAAATTAATTACTTATTTAGACCTTCGTATTAATAATTTCAAAGAAATTGTTACTAATGGTTATGTAGACCAGGAGCTACGCTTAAGAAATAGTGAAAAAATGCGTAAACTATTTTGCGAAATAATGTGCGTTTTATGTGAAGCTAGAAAAAGTCGTTCTTATGATGAGATTAAAGTGAAAAAAGCGGATTTTGATTTGACACAAATGACAGAACGATTTAAAGCACCCGATATCAAATATATAGATGGCCTATTTTTAAAAGATGATCCTAAAGAGTTGTTTATTGCGGCGAATGAATTGGCTTACAACATATCAGAAGGTAAAAATTGTGTTAGCGCATGCTACTGGATGGAATGGATCATTGAATTTGAAACTATTTGTAAACAACGAAAAGAGAAATTCAAATGTGAGCGCAGAGTATTCGCGAACGTGGAACCAAAATGTCAAATGGATATAATTTGGATAATTTGGGATATTTTTTTAAATGAATCAAAAAAACAAAGCAATTTTGTTCAACGTATTGTGTCAAGTGCGTTGAATTTATTTTGTTTACGATACAGAACTGGGTGCCATAAAAAACGAAAATTACTTATGTATTTTATTATTGGTGTTTTTACTGAACCATTTTCGCTTGAAGAAGAAATTGTTAAAGACAAAAAAAAAGTACAAGTAATTATTCATAGTATACATAAAATTTATAAACAAATAAAAAAGAATGAACACTCTCCTGGAACAGATTATTTGTATCAAAATGTAAAGGCAACCAATTTAGAAAAAACAATCGCCAAATTAGAAACAATGAATAGTTTAGGAGAAGAATACGTTCCGAGATTTACACCAACATAATATTATTTGTAACTTATATAATAATATTTTTATATAATAATATTTTTATATAATAATATTTTTATATAATAATATTTTTATATTATATAATGTCTAAAACTAGAAAAATAAAAAGAGGTGGTAAAAAGAGTTCTAATTCAGGAGAAAGTGTAAAAACACCAATATTATCATCTTCATCTAAATCTAAATCTATTTCATCAACTAACAAATATTCACACGCTAATTTGGTTATTATGTTTTTACGCATGCTCAACACTGTAAAACTATATCATTGGAAAACTACTAGCCACTCGCAACATAAAGCAACAGATGAATTATATACTAATTTAAATGCGAGTATTGATTCATTTGTAGAAATCATGTTAGGAAAAGATGGAAGTCGTGTTAATCTAACAAATGTTAAAAGCATACCATTACATGATTATACTAATCTTTCTGACTTCAAACAAGAAGTGGACATGTATAAAGAATATTTAATTAATTTACAAGTGAATACTAAAAAAGATACAGATTTACTTAATATTCGTGACGAAATTCTAGGCCATCTAAATCAATTTACTTATTTACTAACATTCAAATAATAATTATAAAATAATTATATAAACATATTAGTAAATAATATATTAAAAAATGAATACAAATTTTTTTGGATTTAAAATAGTCCCATCCCCATCATGGTTAGCTATACCAGTTTACATAGCAGGTTATTCGGTAATAAATATGATTATGTTTTTTTCAAGATCAGGATTATCATTTTCCTTTTTAATTAATGTTTTAGGACAACAAATGTTATTATCTTGGAAAATTGGATATATTAGTAAAATATAATAAATTTGTTTTGAATTAATTTTAATATATTTTTTTATTATAATGAGCTCATCAACTAACAAATTAGTAAGTACTTTATCTGAAATAAATCCAAATAGTTTACCTTCTTTTTCTTCTATTGGTTCTAATTCAGCAGCTGCTTCTAACACGGATGCTTCAAATTCTTTCATGGATTTTTTTTCAAATCTAACATGGCAAACTTGGTTAATTGTTATTCTTATTTTAGCTTTTTTAGGAATAAATGTATTTTCTTATTTAGAAATGGGAACAGAAAAAACAGCGAATATTTTTGCTCCTGTTTTAAAAATATTTGGGTACGAAACATTAGAAACTACTAAGCAAACTGTAGAAACAAGTGCTACAGGAGCAAAAGCTGGTGTAGATATTGTGGCAAATACTACAACAGGTACGATTAATACAATTGAAGATAAAGTAAAATCTAGAAATAACATAAATACTTCTAACAATACTAGTAACACAGTTACAGGACAACAAACAACAAATGTTTCTAAAAATGCCCAATCAATTCAAGACCAACTAAAGATAGAAAAGCAAATCAATGAATTAGAAGATTTACAAGAACAAAATCTTCAAAAGGCACTAAGCGACGCATCAACCCCGTCTCAAGTAAAACCCGATGATTCACTTAGCCGAATTCAAGCATCAAATGGCTCAGGTAAAGCAGGTTGGTGCTTCATTGGCGAAGACCGTGGGTTCAGAACATGCTCACAAATAGGAGAAAATGATCAGTGTATGAGCGGAGATATATTTCCATCACAAGAAATCTGTATGAATCCCAACTTGAGACCTTAAATAAATAACTATTTATAAATTATATTTACTATATGATTCATAATCAATACATCAGCATTTCTATTCCCTATAGTATTATTTCTATAAAAAATTGTATTTTTATTAAAACTATCTTTATTTAAATCTTGTATATTTGTATAAAGAGTGTGCATAAAAAACCTATATTTTATAAAATTATCAAGACACTCCGGCATATTTTTATGTAAATAAATACTTATTGATATATCATCAACAATTGAATAATCAATTTTATCTTTATTTGAAATAAAATGCTTTACTACATCATTTGATAAAATAATGCCTATACCGGTAGTAAAATGTGTTCCAAAATATGTGTTGTCGACAATTCCACTTCCAACCCATTGTAAAATCATAATATTTGCTCCTCCATAATAATTAGTTTTTGGTAAATGTTCTAAAGTATCAAGTAGTTGATTTATATCTATTATAGTTGAAATATTGCTTCTGACAAAAAAATCATAATTATTTTCAAATAATAATTCAAATGATTTTATAGTTTTATACAAAATATTTAAAAGGGTTTCATTTCCCTTTATACTAATAATATCATCATTTTTTATTATATCATCATTTTGCGAGTTATCCATTTTTATAAAATATGAATCAACATTATTAAATTTGTGTACATATTTTCGCTGAATTTGTAACATACCATTATAAATTGTATCATCTGAATAAATAAATAAAATACATACTTTCATATAATATAATATAATATAATATATGAGAAACTAACGTAATAGTGTACTCGAAGAGACATATTTCCATCACAAGAAATCTGTATGAAATCACAATTTGAGACATTAATTAGGAATTGTAAAAACTACAATACCTGGACCACCATTACCACCATTACGGCCTGTACTTTCAGGAGGTGATGAACTACAACCACCTCCACCACCTCCACCCCCATATGTAAAACATGATTGACCAGTATAGTTCAAGTTATTTCCTCCACCAATTCCACCAGTATTATTTATTGCTGCTTGACCTCCAAAAATAGGAGGATACAAAATACTACCTCCTCCTCCACCTCCTCCTGAATATGGAAATGTTCCATTTGTTCCATTACCAGAATTACCAGATGGTGTGCCACCTATGCCACCATTACCAGCACCAGTTCCACCAATTCCACCAATTCCACCAGTTCCGCCACTCCCATCTTCAGGTGTTAAGCTTATACCACCGCCGCCTCCACCTATTGCGGTCAATGAACTAACAGTCGTAGTTGCCCCATTTGACCCTGATGAGCCAGTAACATTTTGTCCTCCACCAGTTCCACCGGTTCCACCAGCACCAATATTTATAAGAATTGGAATATTATATTGTATATTAATAGAGGAAGATATAATAGCGCCACCGCCACCGCCACCGCCACTGTTATAAGTAGACAAAGGCACAGTGGTTACATTGATGTAACCACCACCGCCTCCACCACCACCACCAACTAATACTATAGGAACATTATTAATTTCTATAGGACAATTATAAGTTAATGTTCCAGATGAAGTTAGAGAAATATTTGTATTTGAACCATTCGGTGAGCTTGTAGAAGTTCCTGTATAACTAAAATATGTATACGTTTGCGGTTGTGGAGAAGTATAAGAAGCTGAAGTTTTTTCTACAGCTCCAGGATATACCGCGGTAACAGTAAAAGTATATGTTACTCCATTTGTTAGATTTGTCACTAGGTAAGGTGAAGTTGCAGAATTTGATATTGGAATACCATCTTGATTTAATATATAATAATCGGGTGAATCTCTATTTGTCCATGAAATAGTTGCTGTTTTGTAACAACATGTAACTGTTGTAATAATGGGTAAACTATAACAAACTGTTACAGATACTGAATTAGATGATTCAGACACAATGGTACCATTAGTTCCTATTATATAAAATGTGTATATTATACAATTATCACTAATATCAAAAATAATATTGGTTGTAAATGTATTTCCCGAGACAATTTTTATAGGAATACCATCTTCATAAATAATAAATTCTGATACAGGTAAACATGTTTCATCTTGTGCCCAAGTTATAGTGACTTCATTTCCTATATTGGTTATAGATGTAATAACAGGAGCGGGAATATTAACTGCGCTCAACAATGTCGCATTAACAGGCCATTTATTAGCACTATTGGTCATTATATATCGCTGCCTAGGATACCAAGTAGGTGTTCCATCATTCCAACATAGCTCCATAATTGAACCAGGAACATCAGAATCTGTTGTAGGATGACATATAATATCAGTTAGCTGCCGAATAATTTCTCCAGTACAAACATTTTCCTGTGTACCGCAAACCAATGTTCCTAAATCACGAATAACAATTGGTTCAATGGGTGGTTCAACAATAGCAGGTGGTAACGCAGTCCCAGAACTTTCAGTTGGCGGAGGAGGAGGAGGAGGAATAACTTCAGGATTTGCAGAACCCGTATTATTGGAAGGAGGCAACGGATTATTTATAATATTCGAAAGTTTAGGACAAGTTACTGGCGCTGTAGTAGGAACACCATCTAAAGTTATATTGATTGAATTAGCCCGTTCTAAACTTTGATTATTAGGATTGGTATATCCACGAGTTGATTGTGTAGCCCAAGTTGTATTACGATTAGTCCATAGTCCTTTGGCAATTTGCGCATAACGTTGTTGTTTTGTCAAGTTGCTACTATTTTTCTTGTATTGTAGAACGTTGCCTTTGTTTAACATGGCATATTCTAAATATAATGTGGATGCTGGAACTATTTTTCCTGAATATGGAAGTTTAACTTGTCCTCCTTCTTGAAAATCGTCAAAAAGAGAACAACTATTTTGAACTCTTGACCATGCCCTTGGAGGATTTGGTAAATAACAGTTACTATTACAAGTCATCTTAATATATTAATTTATTTAATAAATTAATATAAATCTTACATTTAATAAATAAATATTTATTGTTGTGTAATAAAGGTCGGTGTTTTTAACAAGGTCAACTTAGGACATACTTCACATTTGGGACAAGGAGGATTTAATCCCGAACATACTTTACCATAACCGCTTTTAATAGTTGAGCTACATTTTTGATCACGGTCGCCCCAAAAACAATCTGAACTAGTACAGGTCTGGCAATTAGAAATTGCCTCGCATTTTGTTGGAGTTGGGGTCGGATCAGTACATTTTCTGTAAAATCCCGGATCTTGGATTGCGCTACATCCTTTTATAGTGCCATATTTATCTTTGTCATTACTCCAAAAACATGGGACATTTGGATCACCCTTATTATAATTTTGAACACACTGTGAGCAATTAGTATAGACTGTACAAACACTACTGTTTGAAAATGGATCTTTAAAAGAAAGTGGAATAAAATATTGTAATATTTTATATACAAAAACCACAAGAACTAACAAGGCGAACGGTTTTTTATATTTACGGTATAAATCAACTATAGACTTAGCTAAATTCATATAATATACTAATATTATTATATTATATTTTATTAATTTTGTTATATTAGGTTTATTAATTATACGCATTTGTATTATTACCATAAAAGAACCATCTTAAAGACAAATAATCAGCATTCTTCATATTGATGGAATCCCCACCAGTCATTGTAGTATCAGGACCATTATTTACTAATTTATTAATTTCAGCAGTTCCAAGAGCATAATTATAATACCATAAATTAGAAATATAACCGGAAAACCCACCTTGAGTGGCGACATATACACTTCCATAGTTTTGCTTAGGAACACCATGTAACTCAAGACTTTTTGCGATGGTTCCATTAATGTAGACATCAAGCGTAGTATTTTGGCAACGAATAATCACATTAACCCATTTTAAAATAGGAATATCTTTGATAGTAACTTGTTCATTTATAACCTTAAATGTGTTCATAAATACAACTAAATCATTTGTGTTAGGAGCAATATATAAACCAGGCGCATTATTGGGGAAATTCAATCCAACACCATTCTCTTTATTAGGATTAGGATAATAATCATTACCTTTGTAAAAAACACATCTATATTGGTTTGAATTCACAGTTATATCTTTAATATATATCCAACAAGACCAAGTAAATTCAATACCATCGGTTGCGTTTGTTGAACGAGTAATAGTTACAGAAGAAGAGTCGGATGGATCCTGTGGAATAATTAGTTGTTGCTGAGCATCAATCATACCTGTAATTAACTTAGGCGAATCATTCATACCAAAAAAGTAACCTATTATAGCTATTCCTAAACGAAGTAAAATAGAGAAAACAACCAAAACTAACAACAAAAAGGCAAATTTTGCGACTATGCTATTAGATTCAAAAAATTCTTTAGTAGCACTTGTAGCTGAACTAGAAGAAAATTCATTAAAAGGAGTACCACTTCCTAAACCGGGTGCTGGAGCTTGTTGTTGCATAGAATTCATCTTATATATATATTATAAAAGAAAAAGTATCATTTTATCACGTTATTTATAAAGTTAAATAGTAACACTAGAATCTTCTGTATCTCCTTCCATTAATGAAACTTTAATGGTATATTTTCCGAATACACCACCCAACATACTACCTCCATATCCCTTTTTATAAATATCCCAGGCTTTTTGAGGATCAGATTCAGTACTCCAATATTGAAATCTAGATGTCCAACCTGAAAATCCACCATAAGGAGTAATATAAACAGGAGCGCTTGAGTCTATTTTAGCAACACCATCTAAAATACAGGTTCGTACTAATTTACCATCAATATATATATCCATGGTGCGTCCATATACACTAACAAACAAATTAACCCATTTTTGTATAGAAATATTCGCGATAGCAAACCTATTTACAATAAATCTAACTGTTTCATCAGGAACAACATCGTATGTAGGATAAACGGCTAAAGAAACAACTATATTATTTTGGGTAGCACCTAAAACAACAGAAGGACATGGTTCATTTGTGTCAGCTTCAGTGCCAGGAGTCATTCTACCAAAAATAATTTTTGGTTTGCCATATTTGTAACTCCAGTCATCAATATAAAACCAAATAGAATAAGTAAAATTACTACTATTTGAATTGCTACTATCTAAATCAGTTGCATCAATTTTTTGTAAAGTGGTTGCTTCTGTTAAACCTGTTAAAGTATTTATATCTTGAGAAATATAACCAATAACAATTATTAATAAAATAACAATAATAACAAATATCAATAAAATTTTAGTTTCCATTATATTATACCTTTAGAAATTTTTCCTTTATATATTTATATTTTTCGTTTTGTATTTGTATTTATATTTTAACTGTTTATATCTGAAATAATGAAATTAAATTACAATCGTTGTTGAGATAGAAGGTGGATTTTTATTTTTAAGCATTGTATATAATCTATTTACTGTTAAATAATTCAAGTGATGGTCAAAATATAAAATATTTGCTATACTGCCATTTATACCGTTATTTGTTCCTACGGTTAACATATCCTTTTTAATTTCTGGAACAACTTCAATAGCAGACTTAACCAATTCACCATTATAAAAAACATCTAAAGTTCCTCCATTGTAATTAAGAACTATATTATTCCACTTTTGTAATAATATTCCTTTTCTTTGATAAATTATTCTATTGCCATTTTCATCATCTTCATTGCTGATAGGTAAAGTTTTAACCATTTCTATTCCAGATTTAATTTTATCTTGAAATTTATTCCATTTTTCTATAGTTTCTGCCTTTATATTTGATTCTAAATTTTGTATTGAACTAACAATATCAGTATTTTCTGTTTTTTGTTTTACAGTTATAATTATACTATTTGTACGCGAATAATATTTGACACATGGGTTGTCACCATAAGATAAAATAGGAACAGGTTTTAAATATGATTCACTTGTACTAGGAGGAAATGAGTCAATGTAAAACCAAAAAGACAGGGCAAAATGATAATTATACACTCCCGAACTATTTAATTTATCGTAAGTAGCTACATTTGTTAGTTCATTTGTTGGTATAGGATCATTTACTAATTGTAATCCACCTTGACTGTAATATTTTTTCCTTCCATATGGAATAACTATATAACTAATAAAAACATATAGCCCACATATAGTAAGAGATATTCCTAAAAATATGAAATCATTTTTTGTAGTAGTTCCTAATATAGATGATTTTGATGTTACTTCGGTGGTAGCTCCATGAAGTGTTGATGCGGCGGAAACCGCATTTGCGGCAGCTACATCTACCGGTTTCTTGCTAAACAAATCTACAATAAAATCTACAATAATAACTAACAAACAAGGAATGTATAAAATGGTATTAAAAATAAGCCGAAATAAAGGGTTATCAGAAAAATACCCCCCTGCGTTAACCGTTTTGTATATAATGGAAAATATACCTATAAAAATAACTAAATTTACGATTACTTTTATAATATATTCCTTACTGCTTTTATCTTCATTCTGATCTAAAAAACCAAGAGCATATATAATCCAATAAAAAAATAACGCAGATATTCCTAAGCCAAATAATATATAAAATCCTTTAAAAAATTTAAATAAATTGGGCCAATTTTCCCAATATTTTTCGTAAGCACTTGCTTTTTCAGGATCAGTATAAAATTTATCGTATCCTATTACAATCAATAATAAAGCGATTCCCATAAATATGCTTATAAATACACCGGCTCCGCCATATTTAGTCATAAACCCAGAAGGATTATAAAGATAAAGACCGATTATAAATAACATAAAAAGAAAAAATATTATCATGTATTTTTTTCTTTCAGTGTAAAAATTCTGCATATATTTTGGCATTTTTTCCAATATTTCTTCATCTTTAGTTGATGATTTTTTAAATAGAATGGCAGTTCCTAATAATAAAAATAAAATAACAATATAATTTATTAAAAGACCTAAATTATTTTTGAATGGAGTTGTAAAAATACCTAAAAGATAAATAATTCCAATTATTAAACTAAGTATTAAAAATGCGGTAATAAATATAGGTATTTTTGAATAATTTTGAATAAATGCTTCTATCGTTCCACTTGTATAAATTTTTTTGTAACTACTATAAAAACTCCATATTCCAAAAAATATAAATATTAAAATGACTGTAAGAATTATAGAATATCCAAATTTAGCTACAAATACATGAGGAAATGATGCGTATAATATACCGATAATTATTATAGAAAATAATATTAATAATAAAATAGATGGTAGTCCTTCCATTTTATATTCTAAATTCCAAATCCGTTGAACTTCTTCTTTACTTATTGGGTTTACAGATGAATTCATTGTATTAATATATATATATAAGTAATACAATAATATTTTACATATTCTCCATTACATTTGTCCTCCATTACATATTCTCCATAGATGTTTTTTCACCATGACATTCTCGGCAAAGAGCAACCAAATTAGTTACATCATTTCCACCGCCATGTTCTAAACGTATTTTATGGTCTATTTCAAATGTATGCTTTAATTTTTTATTACATTGACCACATTTCCAATCTTGCATAGAAGCGACGTACTTCTTTTTTGTTTCACTAACAGATCTTTTTGTAGCTTTTTGTCCTGATAATATAGTTTGTTGTTGTTGTGACGCTAAAACCGGATTATATTCAAAATCGGGATTTAACCCTTTATTAAAACCTTCCATAAAATTGACAGCTCGTGTCCCACTATTTGTTAGATCAAAAATAGGTGAAATCATGTCCATAGATGATTTATCAATTGGCATATATTTAATCATATTGTTAGTACATAGTAACATATTTTTTGTTTGAGCAGGATTACGACGGATCATTAAATATAATGAAATAGCTAAAATAGCTACAATACCCATTTGATAGTATTTTTTATAAGATACGAATATTTTACTATATTTACCATCATGATATATATTATATAAAATAAATCCAGCTATACCAAATATGAATAGTTCTAATTTCATTAGTTATATATTATCTTAATATTAAGATATAAATATTAAGATATAAAATTTAAAATAATATTAAATAATAGATTAACTATTATATATCTTCTTAGTTTTTTTGTTAGTTCTATAACTTCTATACCTTTTGCTTTTGCTTTTCCTTTTCTTTTTACTATCGCCTCCAATTTCTTTAATATCATCATTAGAAATTTTTGTTAAAGATGTAATATATTCAGTTAAACTACTATTATTTTTATTACTTTTAGGATTTTCAAAATGGATAATTATATCATTTAAAGACCGTAATTCATATGCCAATTTAGTTATATTAATTACTTCTGTAGAATTTTCAAATAAAAAATGAATAATAATATATTTTATTTTTTCAATAAATTGTAAATGATGAAAACTTAATTTATCCTTATCCTTATAATTTTCATATAAATTATCTAAAAATTCCATATAAACAATTGTTAGACCCCAAACATCTATATTTTTCAAAAACACATTATTAAAATAATCTAATAAATTTAAGTTACCTTGAACAGTATATTTGAATAAAATTTTAGAAATATATTCTACAATATAATAATAAGTAAAATCATATTCCACTATATGATTTTTTATTTTTGTATTTTCTATTGCTGGTAACATATTATGAGTTAAACGTTTAAAAATAGAATTAATTTTTTTTAAATGTCCAGCACCTCTTATTTTATTCCAGTAAAATATATAATTAATTACAAACTCTCTTATAGCAAAAAAATCGGAAGTTTGATGTTTTTTAAGAAAAAGATTATATTTTTCAATGAATTTTTTATTAAATAAAATGACCGAAAAAGGTACATTAAACTGAAATGGACGTCTATTTAATTTGTCAGGAATATGTGATTTACTAACATCTTTGCGATATACAGATAATCCCCAATCAATTAACCTAGTTTTCCTTTCTAACGAAATTAATATATTAGATCCTTTTACATCACAATGATATAATTGAGCCTTATTCATAGGATCTATTCCATTAACTAACAAATTAACTAAACAAGTATTTAAATTCATGTAATTTTCAGCTAAAGTAGATTTATTTTTAAAAGAAAAAATATAATCATCTACATCAATTCCGCCATCAGGCATGTTTAATGCTAAAATTTTATCTAAATTATAATTAATATTTGCCGCAGTAAAGTTTTTCTTTTTTAACGCTGTACAATTTTCATCAAAATCTTTTAAATCATCAGCTGTTAGTTGAGCGGGTTTACATTTACTAAATCCATCTACTAAAAAATAGTTTTGATAATTAGGAATATGCTCTAAAATAGATTTAAACATTTGAATTTGTTTATATTCATCATTCGCATGTTTTTTTATCATCAATTTTGTTACCAAATCGGATCCAGAATCAAATCCAGAGTTAAAATTTGTATTTTTACATTTTAAAGCAGGTTTAAAAAAGCATCCAAACCCCCCGGAGGTTAAAGCATTTCCACCCAAAACATTATTTTGATTGTTAGTTGGCATCATTAATTCTTATATAATAACAATATAATATTATATAAGAATTATTTATCATACAAATATGTAATTAGTCCTGTTGTACCTAGAATGATTAATATATAAATGATTTTCTCTCTCCATCTACTATATTCTTTTAATTGTGTATCCTTTGGTTTATATTGTTCGTAATAACTAACATAAAAATCATTCAAAGAAATCCGGGGTTTCTCTAATTTATCATTAATTTTATTATGAATAAAATGCATCCAACGAATGAATGAGTCACGATCATCTAAATAAGCAGTTACAGGATATTGATCTAATAATTTACTAAAATCATTTCCGATTGTTTCAACCGGTAAAAAAAGAGGTAGATTTTGTACAAAATCGTAATATTTCTTTTTTGTTACATCATTAGGATGATGTGGATATGTCATCGCCATAGTATGTAAAACAAACCAAAAATGTGGTCCCCAAATATCAGGGTCTAAAACAAATTGTGCCTTATTATTAGGTTTCAACATTTATTATAAAATAATATAAAAACAAAACTGTTTAAACATATTAATGTTATTATAATATAGTTTAACAAATGTTAAAAAATAATGTATGTAATAATTGTGGTAAACAAGGTCATCAATTTCATCAGTGTAAACTGCCTATAACTAGTTATGGAATAATTTTATTTAAATCATCAGAAGAAGGATTAAAGTATTTAATGATAAGAAGAAAAGATAGTTTTGGATACATTGATTTTTTAAGAGGAAAATATATTTTACATAATATAGAACAAATACAAAATATGTTTAATGAAATGTCAATAGAAGAACGAGAAAAAATTAAAACACATAATTTTGAAACACTATGGAAACACATGTGGGGCGATATTCCTTTAGGAACTCAATATAGAAGTGAAGAATTGTCAAGTCAAAAAAAATTTGATATATTAAAAAATGGTATACAAATAGGAACAGACTATATTTCTTTAGAAATATTAATAAATGAGTCTACTACTATTTGGAAAGAAACCGAGTGGGAATTTCCAAAAGGAAGACGTAATTTTCAAGAAAAAGATTTAGATTGTGCTATACGAGAATTTGAAGAAGAAACAGGTATAAGTAAAAAAGATTTAACGATAATAGAAAATATTGTTCCATTCGAAGAAATATTTATTGGTTCAAATCATAAATCATATAAACACAAATATTTTTTAGCATATATGGATACAAAAGAAGAAAAAAAAAATGTGTCATTATACAATTATCAACAAACGGAAGTAAGCAAAATAGAATGGAAAAGTCTAGAAGAGTGTTTGGAATCAATTAGGCCTTATAATTTAGAAAAAAAACAATTAATAATAAATATTAATAAAGTTTTAAAAGAATATAGATTATATTAAAAATATAAAATATAAAAATATTAGAATAATATTAGTAATATATAAGTAATGAGTTTTTCAATAAAAAATACAAAAAAAGATAAGGTTGAAATAGAAGAGTGTGACGCCATAGATAAAAAATATACTAAAAAATGTGGTATAAACAAAAAAATGTTACAAATAGAAAATGATAATAGAAAAGAATTGGAAGAGCATCCCGATGAATTTCCTTATTTATATCCAACATTAGATGACCCTAATTTTAACAAAAAAATTGCAGAAAAAAAAGAATTTAGTGATGCGAAATATGATGGTACTATTTATGATGTTAAAGAATATGCGGATATTTTAAGTAATGCCGATTTTGAGCTTCAACCACAGCAAGCATTTGTCCGCAATTTTATGTCATTTCAAACACCCTATAATAGTTTACTTTTGTTTCATGGGCTAGGGTCAGGTAAGACATGTACCGCTATAGGTGTTTGTGAAGAGATGCGAGATTATTTAAAACAAATGGGAATAAATAAACAAATTATTATTGTGGCAAGTCCAAATGTTCAAGACAATTTTAAATTACAATTATTTGATGAACGTAAATTAAAAGAAGTAGATGGATTATGGACGATCAAAGGATGTTTAGGAAATAAGTTATTAAAAGAAATAAATCCTACAGGAATGAAAGGGTTAAAAAAAGAAAAAATAATACAACAAGTTAAAAATTTAATCAATGCGTCTTACCATTTTGTTGGGTATTTACAATTTTCAAATGAAATTGTTAAAAATGCGGATTTAGATAATCCGGATATAAGTAAAGAAGAAAAACTTCGTAATTTACAAAAATTACAAAATGTATATAATAATAGTTTGATTGTAATTGATGAAGTTCATAATATTCGTATTACAGATGATAATGAAAATAAAAATGTAGCTAAAAATTTGACTTATTTAGTAAATAAAGTAGATAATTTAAGATTATTATTACTTTCAGCAACACCCATGTTTAATAGTTATAAAGAAATTATTTGGTTGATTAATTTGATGAACATGAATGATCGCAGAAGTATAATAGGAATTTCTGATATTTTTGACAAGAAAGGAAAATTTAAGAACAAAGAAGCAGAAGATTTATTTATTCAAAAAATTACAGGATATGTCTCTTATGTTAGAGGTGAAAATCCTTATACATTTCCCTTTAGAGTTTACCCTGATAAATTTAATGAAGAACATACTATAAGCGATGCTAATTATCCAAAATGTCAAATAAACGGAAATCCAATTAAAATCCCACCAATAAATAAACTTAATTTATTCATAACTGATATAGGTGAATATCAGGAACTAGGATATAAATATATTGTAGATCGGTTAAGAGCAAGACAATCTACTTCAAAGGTAACAAGAAAAGGTAAAATAAAAAATATGCCTAGTTTTAATAGTTTGGCATCATTTGGTTATACTGATTTAATGAATCCAATTGAGGCATTAAATATAGTATATCCTTTATTAGATAGAGAATTAGAAGAACTAACAGATGGAATAAAAAATATTGAATGTAAAATTAAAGAAGGCGAAGAAGAAGGTGATGATGATGATGAAGAAAATGATTTAACCCCTTCATCAAATAAACCAGAAATGGATGTTCCTGAACTAATTGAAGAAGTTTTAATAGAAGGACCTACGCCTGAAAAGAATATAAAAAAACACAGTTCCGTATCTAATTCAGAATTAGAATCAGAGCCAACTATAACAGAAGGCTTAGATGCGGATCCTGATTTATTTGATAAAGTATTTGACCAGGATATAAATATAAAAAATATGAGTTCAAGCAAAAGCAAAAGTAAAAACCAAAAACCAAATATTGATTTTGACATAGAAGAAGAAGAAAGTCCTTTAGTAATAGAAAACGCAAAAATAGTAGAAAAAAAACCAATTACTTCTTTTTCAGAATCAATTGTTCCACAAGCTAAATCAAGTGATAAAAATATACATGTTATTGAAGGTAAAACTGAATCAAAAGAACCAACAGAGGTAAATCCTGTAAAAAAAACCTCAATAAGTGGTTTAAGTAATGTAAAATCTGCGTCTAATTCTAAAGATAAATCATTAGAAGATTATTTAAGTTCACCAAAGTCTAAAGGTGGGAAAACATCTTCTAGTCCATCTCGTAAAAAATTATATATAAATCCTAAAGAACTAACAGGAACGGAAGGATTAAAACGAATAATGGATTATACCGATAGCAAAACTCCTGCTATAAAAGGTGGTTTTGAATATAAGAAAGGTGTACCACATATTTTTGAACCTGACCAAATAGGCAATTATAGCGCAAAAATAAAAAATGTATGCGATTCTATATATCATATTGATAAAGAAACAGAGAAACCTGTAATAGCAGAAGGTATTATTTTAATATATTCGGCTTACATTGATTCAGGAATATTACCAATGGCTTTAGCATTAGAAGAAATGGGATTTACACAATATAATAAAAAAACAAAAACATTATTAAAAAGTCCACCCAGTCCTGTAGATGTAACAACAATGCGACCACCAACTGATAAAAAAAAATTTAAACCAGCAAGATATGTAATGATAACAGGAGACCCACGTATATCTCCAGATAATGATGGAGATGTTAAAGCAATAACAAATGATGACAATATTTTTAAATTAAACGAAAAAGGTGAAAAAATAGATATTAGTGGTGAAAAAATAAAAGTAGTGTTAATATCTCAAGCAGGTTCCGAAGGGTTGGATTTTAAAGCAATAAGACAAATACATATTTTAGAACCATGGTATAACATGAATCGTAATGAACAAATTATAGGTAGAGGTGTACGTAATTTTTCACATAAAGATTTACCATTTGAAAAAAGAAATGTTCAAATTTTCTTATACGGAACAATATTAAAAAATAAGGTGGAAGAAGCAGCAGATCTTTATGTTTATAGAATGGCAGAAATAAAAGCAGTTAAAATAGGAAAAGTTACAAGATTATTAAAAGAAACGGCGGTGGATTGTATAATAAATCATGAACAAACAAAATTTACACCAGACCATTTTACAGAACCAGTTGATCAAGTTTTATCATCTGGAAAAGAAATTAAATTTAAAATAGGAGATAAACCAAACACATCTAATTGTGATTATATGGATACTTGTGAATACAAATGTGTAAGTGTAATTGATTCAGAAAAAGTGGAATTTGAAGGTGAAATCATGTTAAATACAGATACATATAATGAGGCATATATGTTGGTAAATTCAGATAAAATAATTCAAAAAATAAAAGCTTTAATGAAAGAACAATTCTTCTATAAAAAGAAAGAATTATTTGATTTAATTAGTATACAAAAAAAATATCCTGTAGAACAAATTTATGCTGCTTTAACGCAAATAATAAATGATAATACGGAATACATTTTAGATAAATATGGAAGAACAGGGTATTTAGTAAATATAGGTGATTATTATTTATTTCAACCAAGTGAACTTAATTTTAAAAATATATCTATGTATAATCGTTCAGTTCCTTTGGATTATAAACATAATGTGATTAATTTTGAAATAAAAAATAGTGCTATAAAACCAGTTATAGATAAGCGTGGATTAAATGATAAAATGATAACAGAGTTTGTTGAAATTGAAGATTTTACAAAAGGTAAAGAAATATTAATGTCAATGTATGCTAACTTTGTTATAACATTTACAAAATCTTCAATTGATAGAGGAAATAAAAATTGGTATTATTTGTCTGCGATAGTTGTAAGAAATATGATTAAAGAAGGAATTGATAAAAATATATTATTTAAATATGTAATTGAACATATTGTAGATACATTAATGCTGGAAGAAAGAGTAGATTTGATGAATTTTATTTGGAATGATAAAAAATATAATACCATTATAACAGAACCAGGATTTAAACTTTTTGCTAATAATGTTCTAAAATATTTACAAACAAAAATAATTGAACATAAAAAAATGAAGGCAATGGTTATTTATGATGGCATTTCAAGTAGAGAAAATTTGCGAATTTTTGTATTAACTGATAAACAATGGCTACCGGCTGAACCAGAAGATAAAATAACACTGAGTGTTGAAATAGATGAAAGATATAAACTTAAGGAAAATGATAAATTAACACCATATGTAGGATTTATTGGATTTGAAAATACAAAAAAATATATGGTATATAAAATAAAGGATACAACAAATGAACGCAGTACAGGATATCGTTGTGATCAATCCTCGAAAGAAAAAGTGATAGATGTTTTAAATCAAATAGAGGGATATGATAAGTACGCGAATAAAACAACAAAAGATAGTGCGGTTGAATTGTGTGTTAGACAAGAGCTAACTTTAAGACATAAACAAAATCAAGAAAAAAATGATACAATTTGGTTCTTAGATACAGAAACAGCTATTTACAATGAGTTTGAAAAAAGAGATAAAAGATAAAATAAAATAAGAATAAAATTGAAAAATATTTAAATATTAATATGTATATTATTTAATAGAAATGGAAGAACAAATGGATAAACCAATTAAATCCCGAAATACTCAATATAAACAAAAAGAAATAAGAACCGTTTATAGCTTATCTCAAATAACTAAAAAAATAGCATTGCCAATAACTGCGATAGGACGCAGTTTACAGCAAACAATAGAAGAAACAATAGCTGCCATGGTTGAAGGTCACTGCATTGTCGAAGGCTATGTAAAACTAAAAAGTGTTCGTGTAATTACTTACTCAAGTGGAATTATAAAAGGTACAGAAGTAATATTTGATGTAGTATTTGAGTGCGAAGTTTGTTTCCCTGTCGCAGGCATGTTATTCAATTGTGTTGCTAAAAACATTACAAAAGCAGGAATTAGAGCAGAAAGTGGAGATGAAACACCGTCACCATTTGTGTTATTTGTAGCTCGTGATCACTACTATTCCAATGATTATTTTAATTCTATTGAAGAAAATGAAAAATTTGTAGCAAAGGTTATTGCGCAGCGATTTGAATTAAATGACAAATATGTTTCTATTATAGCAGAAATAGTTGCTCCTAAAAGAAAAGAGTTAAAAGGACCTTCAAAACCTCGTATAGATTTTGAAGAATAATAAATTTAAATAAATATAAAAAAATATAAAATATAAAATATATAAATTTATAAATTTATAAATTTATAAATTTAATGTTATTTTTTAAATAATATTAAAAGCAATTTTTTTAATTATATAAATGGAATACGATTTCAATAAAATAAATGGAATTAGAGAGACTATTGAGAACATGTCAAAATTCAATCAAATTGAAGTGTTAAGAATTTTAACAAGACACAAAGATGTCAGAATTAATGAAAATAAGTACGGAATACATATAAACTTAACTGATATTAAAGCTGTAATATTAGATGAATTGTTAGTTTATGTTAATTATATAACCAAACAGGAAATAGAATTAAACAATATTGAAAAGCAAAAGGAGACTTATAAGAATACATATTTTAAAGGATAATAAAGATATTAAAGATATTTATACAATAATATAA